AAAGCACTTTGTTGATAGAAAGGTTGTTCGTGTTCAACAAACTGTATCTCAAAGAATGCCTTTGTTGTAGGGAAATATACTAGATCACCTTCTTGTGGTCTATCGGCAACTAGATCGGCATTGTTAGATACTAGAGTTTCCCATCTCAATTTTGATACGGTAAACTTGATATCATCTCTTAATTCTAAACCAAACTTCTTGATTATCTCTTGTTCACCCATGTATCCATCAGTATTATCAACATACATTTCTATGATATACGAGTCATCAAAAGACGAAGCAGGGTCCTCACCGAAGATAGTATCTTTATTTGCTATCTTTCTCGGTANGTAAAAAACATCTTGACCATATATCTTAAGCTGTTCTATAATTAAGTCTTCGTATAGTCTTTGCTCAGATGTAGTGCCAGTGCTAAAATAAACATTAGTCGGCATTTAGTTTTTATCCTTGTTGCATATGTGCAGGTTCTTCATAATTTGATCTTATTTCTTCTTCAAGTTTTTGTTGTTCTGCAATTGCCGTTGAAAATAGTTCAGGTCCGTTAAGTGTCACTCCACCTAACATTGCTGTACCATTAAATTTAGATAGGTTTTGTCCCCATTGTCTTTTGATTAATGCTGTTGTGTATCTTTTTAAATAAAGATCATCAAACATATCTGTGCTTGTTGCAGGATCTAATCTTCTATATACTTCAAAGATTAAAAATTCACCTGCTGTAATATCATTGTTCCAGTCCATATCAAGAAATAATTTGTTTGATAGATGATTAAATCTCATTGGTTTTTCTCCAACCAATATGTGATCTAAGAAATCTAAATGTTTCATTGTCATTTCATAATGAACAATACTTGTAGATGAAAAATCGTATAGATCGTTTAATCTTAATTGATATCTAACATCAAACATATTTAGGTTTGCTCTGTCAGATAAAGGAAATACGTTTACAACAGAAATAACAGTTTCAGGAACTATAAGAAAGTTATTTCCTTGTTTCCAAGTAGTGGTAACACTATTCTCAGTAATCGATTCAGATGTATCAGCAGTCATACGAGTTATATCGTCTGCCGTCACTTCATATTTCAAATACATTCTCTCAACACCGTCACTATGATATTGACAAAAGTATTGTACTGCTTCGTCTATTCTATCATCTACCTGATCATCATCAACATTTATATCAATCACAGGTTTACCTAATGATCTTAAACAGTATTCTTTTAATGTTGCTTTTGTATTTGGTACAGCCATAATTGTTTCCTACCTAGTCACGCTCGGCGTGACTGTTGCTCTTCCCTCAATTCTTCTAGTGATAATACCACTTGAATCAGTTTGAGTTAAATCCCAAACATATCTACCTTCAGAAAGACCAGAAGTTACTGTGTCTGTTAATGTTATCGAGCAAGTACCTGCTGTTGCACTTACAAGAGCAGTTGTAAAACTTGTAGAACTACTTGACAAGTGAGTTTTTCTTAACTTACTTGTTATCGTACTTCCTGTCAAATCTACAACTGTTCCTGTTGAATCTTTAATAGTCAAAGTTTCCGTGAAATCAGCATCTTGATCAATGGTAATGTTTTGTATAGTTGCCATTAGTAAAATTCCTGTATTAAATCTTTATTATATCTTATATTTATAAGATACTCAAAACGACTTATATATGAATATTAACTAGCAGTATACCCTTTACCAGCTGTTATTGCTGAATCAATTGCTGTAAAACTTTCAGTAGTCCAGATTGATGTAGTACCATCTTCTTTTTTCATAGCTTTCATAAGCTCTAAATGTTCTACGTTTCTGTCAACTGCTGATTGTCTATCAGCTGCTTCTTCATCTGCCATTGAATCTCCAGCGATAACGTCTGTGATTACTGCTACGCTGTGTCCCATTGCTACGAAATCTGCTGCGATTTCATCTGCTGTTTTGTCTGCCATTTTATTTCCTTTTGTTATTCTGTAGCGCAAGCCACAGGTTTGTTTTTGTTTAGTTTTTTAAACTCATCAATAATCTTTTTTGGTTCCACCATATTGTTACGTGGATCACTATCATTGAATTTTGCTTCATCCCATTTTTCACCCATGTGAAAATGTAGATTCGTGTTGTTAGTATAACCAAATTGTATCCAACGAGTTGAACCCCAAATCACCACTCCATTTTGTTCAGCTGATGGAGAGAAATGATTCATACAACTATCTATACTTACAAATCCTTCAGCACCTTTTAACATCTCATGTACCTGTGTCCAATGTAAATCATGTGCTTTAATCGTATCATTATAACCAGGTTCATTAAGTAACGTGCAATCAATTATTGTCGTATCTGGATATTCTTCTCTCAACATATGAACCACTTGTTGTGCTAAAAATGGTTGATAATTTCGATTAGGATTAATATTAACATATTGATTGTTAGCATTATATCCCATTTGAGGTTGTCCTCCAGAGAACTGTATTAGTATATATTTATCAATTTCATTCTTTGTTAACCATTCTTTTACAGATTCACTATGATTTTTAGTGTAAATCTTAGGTGTCATTGATTTATGATACTCAACACCATGATGTTCACAATAACTTTCAATTAGATGTTGTTTGCCAAACTGAAAATTTGACTTATATGGCTCACAATAAAATATGTTATTTGACGCCTTAATTCTTGGATCTAGTAAAGGTAATGTATTTTCAAATGCCATTTTAACATTTGGATTACCAGCAAAACAACCAATATATGGCGTATATATTTGAATATCTGCTTTTTGTTTCAATTTAGATATTAGAGCGGTGAATGCTGTACATTTACCAACTCCGCCTTCTACAATATAAGTATTTAATTTCATTTAGTTCCTTTCATTATATATTAATATTTATAATAGTTTTTTAGACGTTATTTTTTCTCTAGTTCTTCTATTCTTGATGTTAATTTTTTATTCTGATCTGATAATTCTTGAATTGCTTTAACTAATACAGGTGTCATATGTGAATTCGTTAGTTTTAAATCGTCATCACGTTCATTATCAATAATAACATTATCATCACCTTCTAAAGCTAAAATATCTTGTGCCTTAAATCCATACTTTTTAGGACCATGAGGAGTATCATCTTCTCTTGATGTTTTAAATTTGAAACTTACTGGTTTTAATTGATTTACAAAATCTAAACCATGAGGAACATCTTCAATTTCTGTCTTATCTCTTTCGTCAGAAGTTACTGTCCAATCAACTTTTACATAAGCATTAGTAATACTATTGTGACCCAATACAAGTCTATTATCTTCTGAGGTAATATTAAATACATTAACACCAGATAATTTTCCAAGTGTTACATTACTATGACCTGTTGTAATATTACACCCAGCACATGCTCCAACTGTTGTATTTGCATCACCTGTTGTACCTTGACGCATGGCACCTTCACCTATAGCTGTGTTATTAACTCCTGTTGTAGTACAACGCATTGTATTAGCACCAACTGCTGTGTTATTATTAGTACTTTGAAGTTTATTCATAGAATTAAGACCAATAGCTACATTTTGTGAACCTGTTGTGTTATCACACATAGCAAGACCACCAATTGCTACATTGTATGCACCTGTAGTAGTATCTCTTTGAGAACAGATACCTATTGCTATGTTGTAATCTGCGGTTGTGTTAGCTGCTAAAGCTAACATTCCAACTGCTATGTTACATTCACCTGTAGTATTTGAATATAAAGCATCATGTCCTACTGCTACATTGTAATGACCAGCACCTACGTTACTAAATAGTGCTGATTTACCTATTGCAGTATTACTATTTCCTGTTGTGTTTGCCTGTAACGCATTATAACCCACTGCTGTATTGTTTGAACCTGATGTATTAACTTCTAAAGATTCTCTACCTAATGCTGAATTACCATCTCCACTAGTATTACATGATAATGATAAGTAACCCACTGCTGTATTTTGATAACCTGTTGCTCCATTTTCTTTTAAAGCACGATAACCAACTGCTGTGTTATTACCAGCTATTGTTCCACATAAAGCCTCAACACCTATTGCTACGTTATTTGAACCTTCTGTGTTAGATCCTAAAGCAAAGTAACCCATTGCAACATTATTATCTGCTGTCGTATTTGCACCTAAAGCACTAGCACCAAAAGCAGAATTGTTATCACCCGATGTATTTGCGTCTAAAGCATGTCTACCAAAAGCATCATTTTGATTACCTGCGGCATTCGCTGTTAAAGCATTTCTTCCAACTGCTGTGTTAGAAGTACCTGTATTAAGTTCTAAAGCACCTTCACCAATAGCTACATTACAATTACCATCTACGTTAGTTTTTAAAGCTGACGTTCCCACAGCTGTATTAAAAGTTCCTGTTGTGTTAGCAAATAAAGCACAACCACCTACTGCTGTATTGCTATCAGCTGTTGTGTTAGTGTCTAAAGCTTGATAACCAACTGCTGTATTTAAATCTCCTGTTGTGTTAGCATTTAAAGATTGCATACCAACAGCAACATTACTATGACCTTCAGTATTTGCTTGTAAGGAAGCTCTACCAACAGCTGTGTTATTACTTGCTGTTGTATTTGCTGATAATGCACCATGACCAATTGCTGTGTTGTCATTACCTGTTGTATTTGATGAAAAAGAACTTGCACCTACTGTACTATTTCTTGAACCTGTCGTATTTGCTTGAAAAGTATTTATACCAACACCTGAATTTTGTTGACCAGTAGTCATAGCAAAACCAGAACAAGAACCAACCATTGTATTTAAAGTTCCTGTTGTGTTAGTTTTTAATGCACAAAATCCAATTGCTGTATTATGATCAGCTGTTGTGTTACCAAATAAAGCACTTTTTCCAACTGCTGTATTAGCTGTTCCTGTTGTATTCGTTCTAGCAGCTTGAAGTCCAATAGCTATATTATTATCTGCCGTTGTATTATTTAATAAAGCCTCATAACCAATTGCAATACCAGCATCTCCTGTTGTGTTACAAGCCATAGAATATAATCCTATTGCTGTATTAGAATGACCTTCTGTATTTTTAATCATTGAAGCAAGTCCAACTGCTGTATTGTAATTTGCTGAAGTGTTAGCACATAAAGCGTCTTTTCCTAATGCTGTATTACATTGACCTGATGAATTGGTAGCTAATGCTCTAAAACCAAAACCAGTATTTTGAGCACCTGTTGTAAGTCTTAAAGCACACGCACCAACAGCAGTATGACCACCTTGTGTTGATGAAGTTTTTAATGCGTCTAATCCTACGGCTACATTACAGGCACCTGTTGTTAAAGCTGCACCAGCAGCAGAACCTACAGCTGTATTACCATCTGCGGTAGTCTGTGCTCCTAGTGATGAATCACCAATTGCAACGTTATAATCTCCTGTTGTAATAGCATCTGCTGCTAAAGCACCAAAAGCATTATTACCAGTACCTGTTGTGTTAGCTGTTAATGCTGATGTACCAACTGCTGTGTTATTATCTGCTGTTGTGTTAGCATCTAATGCCTGTTTACCTATTGCAACATTGTTATCACCTTCTGTATTTGCTAATAGTGCTTGAAGTCCAATTGATGTATTATTTGAACCTGTTGTGTTAGCACACATAGTATTTCTTCCAATTGCAGTATTACCAGCACCTGTTGAATTAAGACATAAAGCACCACAACCCATTGCAACATTGTTAGCACCTTCTGTGTTTGTTTTTAAAGCAGAAAAACCAACTGCCGTATTGGCTGCACCTGTTGTGTTAGCTGTTAAAGAACTTTTACCTACTGCTGTGTTATACGAAGCTGTTGTATTAGCATCTAATGCTTCTGCACCTACTGCTNCATTACCTGTACCTGATGTGTTGCAAATTAAAGCACCACAACCAACTGCTGTATTATTAGATGCTGTATTTTTTAATAATGCTGTGTAACCAACAGCTGTGTTGCTACACCCAGTAACATTACAACGTAATGTTGACATTCCTATTGA